ACCTACGACGAGGCCGGCCAGCACTGGGTCGTCCTCCAGGACCCCGAGGGCAACGAGTTCTGCCTGCACTGAGGGCCCAATGAGCCTCAGGACCGGGGCGGGACCCGTCCCGTGACCGTGGGTTCCAGCGGGTCAGGGGCTCGGCGACCGACCGTCCCGTTGCGCAGCTGAGCCAGCATCATGATGTTGAGCTGGTAGGCGAGCTGGTCGAGGCCGGCCAGCCGCTCCCCCGAGCTCGGCCGGCGTCGCCGGCGGCGCCTCTCCGGGCGCGGGCAACGGCGGCGGCGGATGCGGCTCACGGGCCCGGCAGCCGCGGCAGCGGGCCACGCCCTCGAGCTGCTTGCCCAGCGTGCACTCCCCGTGGACGGCGCAGGCGAACACGCTGAGCCCGACGCTACCCACGCAGCTCGGGCATTCCTGCTTCCGCACCTCGGCCCCGCGATGAATGCAGGGGAGCTGGTCGGCGACCTGGTCGCCGCCGATGCCGGCCCACCTGTCCCACAGCCGGCGGTAGCGGCGGCCGAGGCGGTTGTCCATCTGGGACAGCGCCTTCTCGCGCAGCAGATGCGGCCGCTGGTGGCGGGCGCAGAAGTCGTGCTCGTCAAGCGGGCAGATCATTCGGTCACCAGCACGCTGATGGATGAGCCGGGCGGACAGGAACCCAGGCCGCTGAAGGTCGTCATGTTCGTGCAGAAAGAGAGTGGGTCACAACTGCAGCCTCCGCACAGGCCGGTGTTGGCGAAACCCGCGATGGAAATAATGAACCCGTTGCAGCTTGCCCCGGTGCAGCAGAACTGGACGCTGACTTCCTGCCCGCACAAGGTCAGCGTGCCCAGCCAGCAGTTGCTGCCGTTCCAGGTGATCGTGCCCGAAGCGGTCGCGTCTCCGGTGATCGAGACGTGCAGCGTCGCCGGTATCTCGTTCGGGCAGCAGCTCGTGACTCCGCCGCCGATGCCCCCGCCGCCGCCGCCTCCGCCGCCACCCGAGATGCAGTCGCAGGTCCCGAGCGGGAATGGGCCATCCCTGCAGATCAGTTCGCCACAGACGTACGTGTCGTAGTACTCGCTGATGGTCGAGCCCGAGGCGGTCAGCGAGGTGAAGCTGCCGTGCAGGCCGCGGCACTCGACGATGTAAAGTGCTTGGCACTCGCGACCGTGGATGCCGCCCGAGCCCTCGAGGATCGGCGGGCCATCGTCATCCTCGTCGTCGCGTTCACCCTTGATCGGCGGGATGATGCTGTGGTAGACCGCATTAAACCGCATGCCGACCCAGAGCTTCTTGCCGCACGTGGCTGCGACGTAGACGCGCTCCTTCATGGTGTTCTTCCAGGTGCAAGTATCGACGTCGAATTCCTGGATGTTGCCCTCGAAGATGTGCAGGGTGTCCGAATTGCAGATCACGCACTCGTCGTCAGCGCCTTCGCCTGACCCGGAGCCCGACGGGCAGTAGACCCCGAGCTCGGCCTCGATGAAGATCTGCCGGACGGGGTTGCCGGCGTTGACCCCGTAGACCGGCGACGTCTGCACATAGGAGTTGCACGGCCCATCGATCGGATAGGTGAAGGCGGTCGGGCCTTCCGGCCAGTCGTCCGAGAGGCGCTGGGCGAAGTAGCGCCTGCCCTCCACCAGCGGCTGGCCTTCGAGGTCGATGACCCGGACGCAGGCGCCGTCGACCCACCGGTCGCAGTCGGGGTCCCACGTCTGCAAGAGCCCGACGTGCATCCAGGAGAGGCAGGGCTGCGCTGCCCCGGACCCGGTCTCTCCGGAGCCCGTGCAGGAGGTGAGCGGGCCCATGGCGCTGGCCTTCTGCCAGATCTTCACGATCGCCATCTGGGCGTCGCCGGCCCCGCTCATGCGGACGATCGCCCACTGCGGCCCCAGGCCTCCCTCGCGCCAGAGGATCTTGGCGGCGCCGCTGTCGCCACTTTCAAGCGAGGACACGATGCCCGTGCCCACGTCGGCGAATCCGTTCTCCTCGTGCAGCACGTTGATCAGCGCGGCAAAGACGCCAGAGACCCAGGCCCGGCCGATGCGGCCGTCGCGCAGGGGGGCGAGCAGCACGCCGAACTTGCCGCGATGTTCGGCCGTCGGCACGACACCCGCCACGGTCGTGCGCGACAGGAACTCGGACGTGCGATCAAAAGGCGAGACCAAGGGCGCCCCCAGGCCCACGACGGCGTACTCGTGGAGGTCCTGGCCGGTGTCGTTGCGGACGTCGATGATGTCGCCGTTGCGGAACCCGCCCTCGCGTTCGAAGGTGAGCTTGTGGCGCTTGGCGAACTGGGCCGCGTCGATGAACTGGTTGTGCGCTTCGGCCTGGGGGACGAAGGGTTCGCCGGACGTCACTTTGCGCAGGGCGTCGCCATCCATGGCTGGGCACCGTGGCTATTGATTACGAGGCTTCGCTGTCCACGACCTTGACCTGGGAGCGCACCAGCGTGACCTTGTGGCCGCTGGCCAGCGTGGCCCGCACGTCGTAGTCGGAGATCCGCACCTTGAGCACCGCGGTCTGGGCCGCGGTCAGCTCCACGCGGACTTTCTTGCCGGGGCCGCTGGGGGTCACCACGGACCCCGGCGCCACGAGCTCCCCGTCGGCGACCTGGAAAGCGACGGCCGCGCCCGTGAGATCGGGCCAGGTGTTGCCGGCGTCGGTCCACTCCAGGGCCCGGCCGTCCGCGGCCAGGTAGTCGTCGCCGGCCACGAGGCTGACCACGCCCTTCTGGGTGACCGGCGCCACGGTCGTGATCTGGGCGCCCGTGATCCTGCCGAGGGCCTGCCCGGCCGTGCCGCTCTCATAGGTGCCCGGCACCTGGTCGCTGAGGATGCCGACGTCGATCGTGTCGCACAGCAGATGCTTGCCGCCGGCTTCGCCGCGGAGGCGGACGTGGCCCGGGGCCGCACAGATCGCATCCGGGAGATCGAGCCGGTAGACCCCCTGGCCGCGCTCCTTGAGCCCGCCGGCGGCCCAGGGAGAAGTGATCAGGCTGAGGTTGGAGAGCGCGATCGACTGGTCGGCGTTGCTGCCGGCGCGGCTGTAGTTCACCGCGGGAAAGCTGGCGGCGACGAGCCCCGTCACGGGCAGACCGCTGTCGTCCACGATCTGCACATCGACCGATTGGGCCAAGGCGCCAAGGGGATAGATCATAACCACCTCCGCCTGGCAAAGAGGAGACTCCCGCCGCCCGGAAAGGTCGGCGCGAAGGTGCTCAACTCCAGAACCGCCGTCGCTGGCGTTACCAGGCGCGGCGTCCGGACAGTCGGAGCGAAGGTCGGCATGGTCAGCACCAGCGTGCCGGGCGTCGCCAGCCGCGGAGTTGTGACCGCGGGCGCAAAGGCCGAGATGGCTAGCACCAGCGTGCCGGGCGTTACCAGCCGTGGCGCTGAAACCGCGGGCGCGAAAGCCGAGAGAGTCAGTGCCAGGGTGCCGGGTGTCGCCAGCCGCGGAGCTGAGACGGCGGGCGCAAAGGTCGAGATCGTCAGCGCGAGCGTGCCGGGCGTTACTGTGACTCCACCGCCTTCCCCCACCGTCGGCGCGAAGGTGCTCAGAGCCAGCGCTGCGGTACCTGGCGTGGCCAGGCGCGGCGTCTGCACGGTCGGAGCAAAGGTCGCAACTGTCAAGGTTAGGGCGGCGGGCATCACCAGCCGCGGAGTCGAGACGGTCGGAGCGAGTCCCGTAGTGATCAGCGCCAGAGTTGGCGGCGTGACCCGCACGCCGACCGTGACGCTCGGAGCGAACGTCGCAATGACCAGTGCCGTCGTGGGTGGCGTGACCACGCGCGGGGCCAAGACGGTCGGGGCGAACGTGGCCAGCGTTAGCGCCTGGGTGGTTGGCGTGACCCGCACGTTGTTGGTCGCGGTGACCGTCGGCGCGAACGTGGAGATCGTCAGCGCCAGAGTTGTAGGCGTGACCGTCGTATCGACGATCGGATGGACCATGATCGTCTGCGCGCGCCACGCAGCGGATGTGTCCACGCCGAACGTGCCGGGGTTCTCGGCAGATCCGGTGTTGAGTTGTCTATGTGCCGCAACAATCAAGCCACCGAGATTGGTCCCGGCTGTACCGCAGGACTTCTGCAGCGGCGGGCTGGGCGTGTAGTTCGTCGGCGGGGTATTGCCCCAGGTGTCGTCGTCCGCCTCCTCACCAGCCATGCCTGCGAACGCGATAAAGAGATAGTCTTTCGTGGAACCAGGCGCTGCCGACGCTGGTGGGTCCGGCGTTGCCGATGTCCCGGTTCCTGTAGAGCCAATCTCAGGCGCGATCGCCTTGTTGGCTCCCGAAATACGAAACGAGATCGAGGCGTCACGGGTGTTTGCCGACGACGTGAAAGTTGGATTTGACGGGACTCCCGCGCCGGTGTATCGCAGGATTTTCAGTCCGTTGGCAGACGCTTCGTCAAGGATTTCACCCCAATCCGTCAGCGCGTTCAGAGTCGCTGACGTTGATCCAATGTCCATGACGATCAGAACAAGATCACTGGCGACAATGCCGGAGGGCAGCGTCACGGTGTGCGACGTGCCCGCCGTATTGGTCGACGATTCGGCAGTGCTTTCTACAACGGGGAATGACACGCTACTTCCTCAATTCGAGGCCAGCAATGGCCCTCTCCAGCTCTCGCAGCCGTTGCGTCAAGCTGGCATTGCTCTTGCAGGCGGCGAGAAGCTGGAGCGTGCGAATCTCCTCGTCCGTCCAACCGATGGTCCGGCACGAGCCTTCGATGCGCCCCAAGAGCGGGTTCTGAGCCAGCGCCTCCGCGTAGAGCCTGGGCAGCTCCTCGCGGGAGGCGGTGACTTTGTTGTCGGCCATCCTCGGGCCCCCTTTTAGGCGAGGGTGAAAACTCCGGAAGCGTGCGCCGCCACGGTGAGCGTATTGCCGTCCGTGGCCGTCACGTCGGCCGGCGTCGAATCGAGCAAGCAGTAGCAGAGCACGTTGCCGCTCACCTCGTAGATGACGGCGAACCGCGCCGTGATCGAGCCTCCGCTGGCGGTCCAGACGGGATCGGCTTGAATGTCCACAGTGACCGTGGTGGTGCCGCTGAGCGTCAACGTGATCGCAATGCCGCCCGTCGTGTAGCCGTTGGCGTTGGCGTGCTCGTTGGTCAGGCCGGCATAGGTCGTGGACGAGGCGCCGATGTTGGACGTGGACAGGAACAGCGCCATCTTCCACGAGTCGCTGTTGATGTCGAACGTGCCGTCGATCAGACTCGTGCGTCCGCTGTTCGTGAAGGTCCAGGCTCCTGCTGCCATGGGTAGCTCCTTGCTTTAATTGCTTTTCCCGCTGTCGTGCTGCGCTAGCCGAACGCAGCCCCGGGGTCCAGATCCAGTTCCCCGAAGTCGCTGTAGCGGTAGACGCGCTCGACGTAGACGCCCTTGGGTTTCTTGTTGTGCGAGGCGGCCGTCGGATCGACGCCGTCCTCGTACAGAAACCAGATGTACTGCCACCCCTCCTTGTCCACGAACGCCGGTTTTGGCTCCGTGAACTGGGGATTGCCGAAGGAGAGCTGGCGGTCGAAGTTGCCGACGAACAGGTCCTTGACGTTCGGCGACGCCGCAAACTTGTAGGTGATCTCCCAGAGGCCGTTGCCGCGATTCGATCCCTGGCTGCCCAGGAAGAGCACCTCGCCACGCTGGAAGAGCTGCCCCTTGGGCTCCCACCACAGGTAGTCATTCACGCTGCCGGTCATGCGAAACAGCGTTTGCCGGTAGGCCGGCGTCACGCGGCTGTCGTTGCGGTAGGCCACCAGGCCAAAGTGATAGACCGGCACCAGGATCTCGGTGCCCTCGACCCGGCCGTGTTCGCCTTCCGTCACGCCAATGGACCCGTGCATGTCGGGCGCGGACCAGCGGAACGGCGGCAGCGGATTCTCGGGGTCCTCCCCGGGCAACGTGCCCGGCGGCGCCCGCATCACGGTTTCCAGGCTCTGGGTGATCTTCTGCGTGCCGCCGCCGGTGTCGAAGGTATACTCGACGTGGCCTTCGCTCTTGTCCTTCTCCGGGCCGCCGTAGCGGACGTCGGCGTCCCAGACGCCGCCACCCAGGTGGGCGAGCTGGTAGCCCTTGAAGGCCTTGCCCCGGAGCGTCGTGGCCATGTTGCTTTCCAGGAACGCGGCCGCCACTTCCTCCTCTTCCGTGCCCCAGACGGTGTAAAGCAGATGATCGTCGTCGTCGCCGTCAAGGCTCCGCGAGAGCTGGATCTTCACAGGCTTCTGGTTGATGAACGGCATCCGCTGCTCCTACACGAAAGCCAACGCCGCCTGCCGGCGACGCTCCATGCGCTTGAGGATGTCCCGCGTCTGCTCCGAGGCTAAGGCCACGCGGTTGATGCCGTCGTCGCTGATGCCGGCGATCGCGAACGGGTTGAAGGTGCCGGCCACGGAGAACTGCTTCTCGATCGCTTTCTTGGCCTCGGCGTCCGTGGGCGGCTTCTTGTCTGCCGCGGCCGGCGGCTGGCCCAGCAAGCGATGGGGCTTGTCCCGCAGCGCCTCCAGCTCCTCGCGCAGGGCGGCGGTCTCGGGGCTGTCCTCCACCCGAAAGCCGGCCCCCAGGTTGCTCATGGTGGCGAGGAAGTTCCGGCGCAGATTGTCTTTGCGTTGCTCCGGCCCTTCCTCCGGCCCACCGATGACTTTGAACCAGCCCCCCGTCTGCGCCTCGATCGCCTTGAGCGCCTGAAAGAGACTGACCTTCAGCATCCCGGCGACATAGGTCCAGACGGCGCTGAAGCCCTCCTTGAGGAAGTTCCAGAACGGCGGCCACAGGTCCTTGATCTGGCTGAGCGCCAGCTTGGCTCCGGTCTTCAGCAGCTCCCAGGCCAGCGGCATATCCACCTGCATGGCCTGGATCACCTCGCGCAAGATGCCGCCCCATTCCTTGAAGAGCCCGCCGATGTGCGCGAGCGGCCCGGCGACCGCGGCCTGACCAAGCTGGCGCAAGGCCGCGAACAAGAGCCGGAGGGTGGCCAGGCCGAGCCCCACGGCCGCCCACGCCACAGCCAGCGCGGCGGCAAAGGCCGCGAGCGCGACCAGAGCGATCGTAATGGCGAGCACCAGGCCGACGCCGCCGATCAGGGCGTTCATCACCGTGAGGGCCACATTGAGGAGCCACACTGCCGCCTTGGCGACGAGCACGGCGGCGCTCCAGGCCAGCCACAGGCCGGCCGAGATCACTTTCCAGGCGACCCCGATGCCGAGCAGCGTGGTGAGCACGCCCAGGGCGAAGGCCGCCGCCTTCATGACCAGTCCGGCCGCGATCAGCGCCCCGCCCAGCAGGCCGACCGCCACGGCCGCGGCCGCGGCGGCGATGACCAGCTCCTTGTGCTCGCGAATCCACTCGATGACCAGCTTGACGCCGTCCTTGAGGGCGACGACGAGCTGGGTGACGACCGGCTCGAGCTCGGCGCCGATCACCATCATCACGCCCGTGGCCGCCGCCTTGAGATCGTGCAGTCGGTCGCCCAGCCGGTCGGCCCGCTCGGCGTCCTCCCTGGTGATGCCGACGCCCAAGGCCTGCCAGTCCTTGGCCAGGGCCGGGAGCTCGCGCATCATCTGCAGGAGGCCGCGCGAACTCCTGCCGAAGACCTCTTGGGCAACAGCGCTTGCGTGGGACGGGTTCTCGATGGCGGCGATGCCGGCGGCCAATTTCCGGAATTGCTCCTCGGGCGACAGGCCGGCGAGCTGGTCCACCTCGAAGCCCAGTGCGGCGAGCGCTATCTTGGCTTTCTTCGATTCTGGGTCGATCCCGGCGACGAGCTTCTGCATCTTGCCGATGGCGACGTCAACGTCCTCAATGCTGGAGCCCGTCTGCTCGGCCGCGTAGCCAAACTCCTGCAGGGCCTCGACGGAAACGCCGGTCTTGTGGCTGAGGTCGAGCAGGCGGCTCCCGGTGGTCGTGAAGAGGCGCACGGCGGCGGCGAAAGGCGCCGTGAGCAGCGCGCCGACACCCAGGAGCCTGGTCCCCAGCCCGACCAGCGAATCGGCGAAGGCGCGCAGCCTGGCCTGCGCCCGGCGCAGTCCCGCCACCAGCGCACTGTCCTTGGTGCCTAGCTCGACGTAGGCTCGACCTGCCCGGATTCCGCTGGCTGAGGCCGCCATGTCTGGTCCTTGGGAATGGCCCCGCGCAGGCGCGCGAGGGCGATGTCCCGGTCAACCTTGTCCGCCACGTCCCGCGCCGCGGCTGTCTGCGAGTACGGGTTGCACTCCTCGGGCGACAGCGCCCGCTGGGCCCCGAAGCCGCTGTTGTGGATGAAGGCCAGGAGATAGGAGTGCCGGCACCAGGCCTCCCGGGTCCGACCGTCTGCCATCCAGCTCAACTGCCGGAGCGTCAGGGGGAGGGGATCGACGCCGACGAGGCCGGCGAGCCGCCAGATAGCTGCTTCAAGAGTTTCTCCGCCTCCGCTTCCACGTCCACGGTCGCCAGGGTCTGCCCCGCGCGCTCCGCGGCCAGCTCCACCGTCCGGGTCGCCGTCCGCCGGGCCAGGTCCATCGCCTTGTGCAGCGTCGTCCGGGCCTGCGCGCGCGGGAAAAAATCCACGAACTCGGCCAGGAAGGCGTCCCGCGCCGCCTCGATGACGTCGCCGGCCATGGCCTCGCCGAAGCCCTCGTCGCTGACGCCGGCCGCCTTGGCCTGGGCCTCGCACAAGACGTAGATCACGTCGATCAGAGCCACGGGTTCGGCGAGCAGGCGGCCCAGCGGCTTCAAGTCGTCGTCGAGCAACTTGTAGAGGTCGATCCCCAGCCGTTCGCGGACGCGCTTGATGGCGGCCACGTGGATGGCGATCTCCCAGGTGTGCGAACCGGCCTTGAACGAGTGCATCCGTGCCTCTCCGGGTGGCTCCGCCGCGGCCTTCCTTGGCCGCGGCCAGTACGTGCGCCTGTACTAGCGCTCGCGCCTAGGGGATCTGGACCCAGCCCGGCTGGTGCGTCGGATCGGAGTCGTATGTGGGCTTCAACAGCACGTCCATCATGACGGTCTCGGTGAGCCCTTCGGAACGGGCGAACTTGGCGACGCGGCACAGGGCCCGCGGCCCCTCGCTGCCCGAATCGAGAATGTCGCCGGACAGGCCCAGCACGTTGAGGTCGGTCCGGTTGACGAAGGCGTCGCGGATCTCCTGATAGCGGGTGTCGTTCGGGTCGTGAGTGATCTTGAGGGAGTACTCGAGCTTGCGCAAGGTCGAGAGGGTCGCCTCGTAATTGCCGGTGCCGCGGTCCGAGGCGTCCGCCTCGCCGTCTTCCATGGAGACTTCGGCGTCCTTGACACGATTGACCGGGTTCCAGGCCGGGTCGGAAATCCAGGGTGCCGGGGCGATGTAGAGCTTGCACTTGAATCCCACGCGTGCGCCCATGAGGACCTCCTTGCCCTGCAGGGTTTCATTTCACTTGATCGCGCCAGGCCTCGGCCATGTTCGGCGCCTCCGCGTCCAGGGCCGGCTGCATGAACGCGTGTGGGCCGCGGTTGCCCCCGAGATACAGCGGGCCGTAGAGCCGGGCGTTCAGTTCGTTGGCCCGCACGACCTGGGCCGAGGTGCGGAGCTTGGCGTACACCACTTTCCCGCCCTCGATGCGGACCTCGCCGCCTTCGCCCAGGGCGCGTTCCCGCCGGCGGGGATTCTTGTAGCGCCCCACCGTGCCGCCCTTCTCCAGGATCTCCGGAGCGTCGCTGCCGTCATTGAGCTTGGCGGCGCCTGCCACGCACGTCTTGGTCGTGGCGTCATAGGCGAAGAGCACAAACTCCCGCAGCGGGCTGACCCGCTGCGTCTTGGTCGCGCCTGTCTTCTTGTTGGTCTTCTTCCGCGTCATCGAGCGGTGCACGTGCGGCGGCTTACCCGGCGCCGCTGGATTCTTCGAATACCGCAACAGCGACCGGGCCCGCCGGCGGACGAAGGCGCCCTGGCGCGACAGCACCCCCTGCCGGGCCCGCTCGACGGGATCGGTCACGGCCTCGGGCCGAAAGAAGTTCGCCTTGGCGGCCGCGATCGTCAGCATCCACGTCTCACCTCAGCAACCGGTACTTGACCTTGATCACCGTTGAGAACCGCCCCAGCTCCTGGATGGCGTCCTCGTCGCAGATCGGGTCGCAGGCGATGCCGACGAGGACGACGTCGAGGCCTTCCAGTTCCGCCTCCTCGAGGTAGTCCATCAGCTCCTGGGCCAGCAGCACCAGGCCGTCGATCTCCTCCTTGCGGGCGGCCTCGCTTTCCGGGTCGCTCTCCAGCCGCTTCGTCGCCCACAGCTCGCATTCGTAATCCTGCCGGCGGTCATCCCGGCTGATCAGCTCCCAGTCGAGATCGTCCGGCTTTACGGCAATCCGCAGATGCTCGTCCTCGAGCTTGAACTGCGGGACCCACTTCCGTTCGGCGTTCAGCGCCTGGCTCAGCCCCGCCGCGTTCAGCGCATCCACCAGGGCTTCAGCGATCGCGATGGCCCGTGCGCTCATGTCTCCACCGTCTTGACCAGCTTGGTGTGGATCCGCAGGATCATCCCGTAACCGCTGGCGTTGTAGACCGGCTCGCCGGGCGGCGCCAGGACCTCGTAGATCCGCTTCTGCCCAGCCTCGTCGTTGACATCCTCGATGCGGTGCCCGGCCTTGGGCACATTCTCCAGGCCGTCAAACCAGGGCAGCTCGTCCCGGGCGATCAGATAGTCCCGGTCCGTGTGCACGATGCCGCCGCCCTGGTCCTCGCTCAGCCGCAGCAGACTCTTGCCCACGGTCGCTGTGACGGGCGTCTGGTCGGTGCCGCGGACGTAGGTCACAGAACGCGAGGCATACTCTTTGAGCCGCCTCGCCAGGTGGGCGTGGCCGGCCGCGATGCGGTCGTCCATGGCTTCAACCCATCACGATCTCGCCTTCGAGGACCTGGGAGCCGGTCCCCACGAGATCGATGTTCTTGGTTGTGGAGCTGATGACCGGCGCGGCGCCGTTCAAAAAGAGCGTGACCTCCTGGCCGGCCTTCACGTCGAGCGTGAAGAGGTTGCCGAGGAGCTCGTAACCGTTCGCCGCTCCCTCTTTCACGGTGATCGGATTGGCGTTGTCCGACTTGCCGCGAAACTTGAGCACCTGCACCTTGAGCCCGTTGCCGTCCACCACGCCGCCATTGAGCCCCGACAGGGCCCGCAGGTCGATGGTGGCGACGCCGGCCGTGAGGGTGGTCTTGAACGAGGCCCGCTTGGTCGCCGGCGGCGTGCTGCCGGCGTTCAGGACCTTGTCCGTGGTCAATGCGAACGTGACCCCGTTGTCGGCGCTCGACAGATTCTCGTCGCCGAGGGTCTCGGTCGTCGTGATCTCAGAACGGTGCCGCACGGAAACTGGCATCGCAGGAACCCTCCCTTGAAGCGGTATTCCGCCAATCCCTCGTCAGGAACGGCTAGACGACGGGCGGCGGCACCAGGGTGTTGATGAAGGACTGGAGATTCCCCAGATCGACGTTGACCTGGCCGTCCGCCATGGCCTCGACCGCGTCCTTCTCTGCGACGTCGGCCTGTGCCTTCTGCAGCACCGTGTGCGCCTCGCTGCTGGCGGCGGTGGCCAGATCGGCGATCTTCTTGTCCTCCACCAGCTTGTCCACCAGCCCCAGGAGCTGGGTAAGCTGCTCGCTCGTGACCGGCACCTGCATGTTTGGCTCCTCCCTGGATGCCGGCCGCGGATCCGCGTGCGGATCCGCGGCGGGCCCCTTCGGCTAAGGGCGTTTCGGCTAGCCGCCGATCTTCGTGATCGTCAGCCGGCGGTTGGGCGCGACCGCCTGCTGGATGGCGTTGGCGGCCGCGTTCAGGGCGGCCTCGACCTGCTTGAGCGTCAGTTGCTGGGCCGAGTCGATCTGCCGGGCCTCGCGCTCCAGGGCCTTCCGCTTCTGGTCCTGCTCCCAGTAGGTGCGGAGCAGGTCCTCCGTGACGGAGCGGAGGCTCGGGGCTTTGGCTTCGGCGACGGACATCGGTCAGTTCCTCGGGACGGAGGTAGTCAGTACAGGCGCGCGCACTTACTTGTCCCCGGCCGGCGGCCGGCCGGAGGGCGGCTTGGGCGGAGCCGGCGGGGTCTGGTCCTCCTCGGCCGGCGTCACGAAAGCCACTTTCCGTTTCTTGTCGATGCGCTCGGCCAGGCCGGCGCCGAGCAACTGTTCGGCCGTGGCTTCGTCGGCGTCCACGACCTGCCCCTCCTTGAAGGCAGGCAGCCCCTGGCCCAGGTTGCGCAGCACGCGAATGTGCATGAGTGGTAGTCCTTTACTGCTGGAAGCCCCACGCCGCGCTTGCGTTGCCGGTCGCCAGGGAGCACTACACGCGCGGCGCCATCGGGTCGTGGTAGCACTGCACGGTGGCGTTCGCGCCGCCGCCGCCGCCGCCGACCACCACGCCGAAGACGGCGTTGTTGGTCGAGGTCGACGTCAACTTGTTGTTGGCGTCGTCCCAGTAGGCCAGGGCGTAGTTCGCCAGGTTCGAGAGCATGACGGCGTCGTAGACGCCGCCGCCGATCTCGAGCGTGCCCTCGACGTTGTTGGCGATGTCCTGGGTGGCGATGCCGCAGGAGACGCCCGCCAGGTTGCCCAGGAGGACCACCTGGCCGGCCGCGATGTTGCCGCCGGTCGGGGTGTGCTTGATCCGCCGGGGCTCGCCCCAGCGCTTGGTTGCTTCAGGCATGGGCCATCCCTCCAAAAGGACGCCGGCCGTGGGCCGGGTTAAACATCCACCAGCACGCCGGCCTGGGCGACCGTCGGCCGGACGACGGCCAGACTGCCGCAGCGGCCGATGATCGCGGCGCCGGCGGCGACCAGCTCATCGACCGCCGCGACCACGCCGGGGTCGATCTCGTGATAATCGTGAAACACCAACAGGCCGCCGGGACGCAGGAGCGGGATCGCCCCCGCCGCGTCGGCGCGGACCGATGCCTGATCATGGCTGCCGTCGATGAACACCAGGTCGTAGACGGGCGGCAGCCGATCGAGCACCGCGGCGGATTCGCCCTGGTAGATCTGCACCTTGTCCGCCACCCCGTGGCGGCGGAGATTGCGGCGAAAGCGCGGGAGCGTGTTGCCTTGCGCGTCCGTGCCGCGGCCGTCGAAGGTGTCGATGACGCCGACCGACTTGGCCTGCTGGGCCAGGCAGATCGTGGAGCGGCCGCAATAGGCGCCGATCTCCAGCACCACCTTGCCGGCCGCCAGCTCCGCCAGCTCGCGCCCCTCATCCTCGCTCAGCCAGCCGGCGACGTTGTGCGGGAACCAGTCCGCCGGCGGACGGCTATCGAGGACGCTCTTGTCGACGTGGTACTTGTCGAATTCGAGCGCGCCCCAGGGCTGATGGTTGCCGAAGACCATCGGGCCGCGATGGCCCAGCTCGATCTTGCGCGTGCAGCCGACCTTGAGGCCCAGGGCGTGGAAGGCCCGCGAGATGAACCAGTCCTCCGACTCGACCTGCGGCTCGTAGCACTGCTTCGTCTCGTTGAAGACGATCTCGTCGTTGACCGTGAAGTGCACCTGCTGGCACCAGGCCTGGTTCCACTTCACGACCCAGAGGCCGGTGTTGATGAGCAGGGGATGGCCGACGTCCTCACTCGTGAAGGTCTCCGGCAGCCGGTAGATCTCGCGCATGGTGAGCCGGCACTGGATGCGGAACGGGTCGCCGGATTCGTGGGCCAGGGCGATCGAGGTCTTGCCTTCCTGGTCCTTGATCGGCGCGACCACGCCGAGTACGTCGAGCTTCTTGTCCTCCAGCTCCTCGACCAGCTCGTCGAGCCAGCCGGGCAGCGGCTCGATGTCCGAGTGCTGCATGGCCCAGTAGTCGACGCGTTCGCCCCGGTGCACGGCGTTCAAGGCCCGGCACCACAGGTGATTCATGTTCAGGGCGAGCAGGCTGGAGCCCTGCGACACCCGGTAGATGTCCAGCTTGCCGCTCGGCGAGGCGGTGTAGAACGCGCGCGCGGCCCCGTCGGTCAGCTCCCCGTAGGAGGGCATCCCGAGGTAGACCACCTTCTTGGCGTCGCCGTTGTGCATGGAGCGGGGCCTCCGTGCCCCTGAAAGCCCCCGCCCCCTCCCCGCAGGGGGAAGGGGCAAGGGGAAGAGATCACTATGCGCCGGCCGCGCGGACGCCGGCCCGGAACTCCTGGAGCGCCACGCCCACGTCGATGAAGCCGCGGAGCGCGATGCCCAGAGTGTTGAAATCAGCCTCGGTCGTCTCGACCGTCGGCATGTAATTGCCGTTCAAGGCCACCACCTCGATGGTGGGCAGGTCGGCCGGGTTGGCGAGCAGGTACCAGGCGGTCGCGCTGTTGCCCGTGAAGGCGCCGTTGCTCATGTACGGCGAGCTGACCACCTCGTAGGCGCCGGCCAGTACGTTGCCCGACGGCGACAGCACGTTGGGAGCGGCCTGGGCCGTGTTGGTCGCCACCACGATCGTCGAGTTCATCAGGTTGAGCGCGGTGACGCGCAGGGCGGATGGGACCAGCAGGATCGCCGGGAAGATGCCCAGCGGCTGGCCGTCCGGGTCGGTCTGGAGCCGGAACACTTTGTCGGCTTCCGCCAGGGCGGTGAGCGACAGGGCCGACGTGCCGCCGGTCGTGACGTTGTTGTTGCCGGCGGTGAAGAAGGCGGAGTTGTTCAGGAACACAGTCCAGAACATCTCGTTGAGCCGGAGGGCGGCGCCGCGGCCGAGGCGCTGGCCGGCGGTCGTCAGGGCGCCCAGGTCGTCGTTGATCAGGTCCCGGCGGTCGATACCCAGCATGCGCGCCTGGGTGTCCGCCTGGTTGTTGTAAACGCGCTCGCCGATATCCCCGTGCTCGATCTCGCCGCCCGGCGGCAGCTTCTTGTAGATCAGCGAGCCGGTCAGGGATGGCGTCGTGATCTGCTTGAAGTCGTTGACCGGGCGGGTGGCCGAGATCCGCTGCCAGGCGCTGTCGATCGCCATGAAGCCGACGCGCAGGAACTTGTTGGCGACGTTGGAGAGGATGTTGGGCAGCGAGTACGTCGACGGGCCGGACACGCCGGCGCGAATGTCGGTCATGAATGCGGAGCGGAGGGCGGCGTCCAGGTTGCCGCTCAGGCTCAGGCCGCGATAGCCGTTGCGATGGGCCGAGGTCAGGATCAGCTCGCCCAGGCCGAGGCCGTTTCGCCATTTCTTGCGGGCGGCTTCCAGCGTGCGGGCGTCAAAGTGCTTGTCGAGGTCGCGCAGGCCACCGGCCATGCACACGGCCGCTTCGACCACGTCGTTGGTGAGCTGGGTCGAGCGATCGACGATGACGCCTGGGGCCCGGGGGCGCTCGCGGCGGATGAACTCCAGCTCGAGGCGATTGTCGTCCCAGCGGTCCGGGTCGGCGATGGCCTCGGCGCGGATCTCTTCCACGGCGACCGCGCTGATGCGGCCGTCGTCCATGGCCCTGATCAGGGCGGCCTCGATGCGCTCCTCGTGCTCTTCCCGGATGCGCAGGGCCTGCAGCGTCTCCGTCATGCTCCGGGAGCCGGCCGGCCTGCGTTCAGCCGGCGGCGCCGGGGGAGCGGGCGGTGTCGCGGGAGGGCTCGCCGGGGGCGAGGCGGGCGTCTGCTCCGCCTTCCAGGCTGCCTGCAGGGCCGCCTTCTGGGTGTCGTTCAAGGCCGCGAGCTCGAAACCCTTGGCCACGAGCCATTGTTCGAAGGTCATGGGCGAGACTCCTTGTGCCAGGGGGCCCGTGGCGCCCAGCCCCGCCGCGACCGCGGCCGAGGTGTTGGGGTCGGCTCCCATCGGGACGAAACTGACTTCACCCAGCGTGGTGGCGCGGGCGACGTAGATCGGGCCGCTGTAGGAGCGGCCGTTGACTTTCACGCTCTGATCGCGATCGACGAACTCCAGGCGTTCCACGCTGGCCCCCACCGAGGCCTGCCAGGGGAAGCCGTTGTCGGCCAGGGCCCGCACTTCCTCGGCGGCATCCCCGACGCCGCTCATCACGCCGGCCACCTTCAGCCGCTGCTGGCTGATCTCGATGCTCTCGGTGTGGCCGACGATCAGACTCGCATCGTGATCGCGGAGAATGGGCCGCTGCTGCCCCGGGATGTTCATGCCCTCGAGGTCCACCACGACGGGCCAGGCGAAGAAGGGGAGGCGCATGGCCACGCCGGTGTAGGCGGTCATGCGGAACTTGCGGAGGCGCTTGCTCTCGCCGTCGCCGGCCGCGGCCGCGAGAATCTCGAAGCCCTCACTGGCGCCGGTGATGGTGAAGCTGCTCGGCTCGCCGGCGGCGCGGAGGAATGCCGGGAGATCGATCTCGGCGGGCCCGTGGCCATTGCGGTGGCCGTTGAGCCTATTCCGCGGCCGTGCCGCCTCGGCCTTCTCCTTGTCCCCTTGTCCGCTTGACTCTTCGTCGTCGTCCTCGGACGACGCCGGCTCGGTGGTCGCCGTACCTGTCATCGGCGGCACGCCCTCTTTTTCCATGAGTCGCAGCTCCCGCCCGCGCTGACGAATGACTGCTTTCCAGTCCTGGCCGTACTCCGCGAGCAGCTCGGCCAGCGTGGTCGTGCAGTTGTTCAGGCGCTCGGTGTCCTGGCCGGCGGTGTCCTTGTCCATGCTCGGCCAGCCGGGCCAGTACCAGGCCTTCGGCAGGCGGGCGATGTCGATCTGCACGCCGGCCGGCAACCTGAGATAGCCCGGGAGCCGCTGCGCTTCCTTGGCCCAGGCGGCGTAGATGCGGTTCAAGACATTGCGATTGGCGAAGGCGCGATCGACCTTCAGGCCGCCGCGGTAGCCGAAATGATCGAGCTTGGCGCTCGAGAAGTTGTGCTGCGAGCTGTCGCCGGAGACGACGTTGGTCGGCATGCGCACCGGCCGGCCGCACTCGTTGAGGAGCTCGCGCTTGAAGGGGGTGAATTCCTTGGTCGGGTGCTCGGCCTTGAGCTGCGTGGCCTCGTAGCCGGCCGGCAGCATCGTCATCATGTTCCGCTCGATCTCGAGGGCATCGAACGGCTCGGGGGGCTCGACCTCGTCGGGGCTCGCCTCGCTCTTGATCAGGGCGGCGAAGCTGGCCGCCGTCTCCGCCGCACTCAGCGTCGCCAGCGTCCAGCGCCGCAGGTACGGGAAGAGCGCCAGGATCGCCGTCAGTTCGGGCACGCCGCGGAGCTGGCCGGGCCGATCGGCCCGGAACCAGTGGAGCACAAACGCCGCCGGCCAGACGTCCGCCTCGGCCTGGCCGAGGGCCTCGCTGGGGTGCTGCCGGAGGATCGTGTAGCTGACCGGGTTGCCGTAGGCGTCGTAGGTCGCGCCGTCGAGTTGCGTGTCGCTGCCAAAGCCGCCTTGCGGATCGGCGACCAGGTCCGCCTCGATCAGGCGGAGGTCGAGCTTCACGGCGTCATCGATCTTGGGGTTGGTGACCAGGAGCGCGAAGGCCTCGCCGTCGCGGTTCCGGGCCTGGTCCATGCAGTGGAGCTTCTCGGCCAGGCCGATCGCGTCCGCCCAGCGGGCAAACGCCTGCTCGACCGCCTCGTTGACGGCGTCATCGTCGGTGAGGACCTGCAAGGTCGGCCCGGTGCCGACCAGGTCGTCGGCCCGGCCGCGGACGATGCCGGCGCAATAGCCGCCGTTGTCGTACTCGTAGCGGCTCCGGTTGCGGAGCGTCTGCCGCACCGCGGCCGAGTTGGCGCTGGCGGCGGAGAGGCCGTCGGCGTTCGACCAGTGGCGGCGATTGTCTTCGTTGGTCTGGGCCGCGTCGTACTTGGCCTTCAGCGTCGCCATGCGCAGGCGCAGCACGCCATTGAGCCGTTCGAGCCGGCTCAGCGTTTGCGCCGGCGCGGACCGGGTTCGACCCCGCGCTGTGGATTTCCGGGAAGGCGCTGATCGGGTGCGTGGGCGGCGCTTGGCCACTTAGACGGTCCCCGGCGGAACGAGCTTGGTGAAGCGCAGGCCGCGGTGCTTCTTGGTAGCCGCGCTTTTGCCCTGGAGGTACTGGTCCGCCTGGATGAGCTCGTCAAGCGGTCGTTCCTTGACGTTCCCTTCGTCGGTCGTCACCTCGGCTGGCGTCGCGGCGGCGGTCTCAATCGTCTCGGAGAGATCGGGCATTGCATCGGTATCGGCGAGAGCGCCAGCTGCGCTGGAGGGGCCGGATTGCTACCGGTAGCAGGATTTCCCAAAAAACTTCGCCGCCCAAGTCCAAGGCGGGCGTCGGGTTCGCCCGAACCCCTTGGAAAACGCCACTTTCTGGCCGTTTCGCGCTTGACGCCCCGGCCGGGCGTGCTAAGATGTTTAACGTAACGATTAACGTAACGTCTAACGCAAAGGAGTCTCCGATGTCCGAAGTCCTCTACTTCATTGGCTGCATGATCGTGGCCAGCGTCCTGGTGTCGCTGTCCTACCGCGTGGAGCGCTGGGTGCGGCGGAACCTGTCGTAAGGGTGAGCAACCATCTTCCAAGGCAAATGGGGTGCAACGATGGCCGTCAACGTGAACGAACTGACCTACGGGGTGGAGATTGAGTGCTACGTGCCCGACGAACTGGTGCGGTCGGGGCGCATCCGCATCGGGGCCTATCACCACGGCAACCAGGTGACGGAACTGCCGGCCGGCTGGAACGCGCAGCACGATGGGTCGCTCGGCGGCCGTCGCGGCCGGCAGGGGGTCGAGATTGTCAGCCCGGTCCTTGCCGGCGCGGAGGGGCTGCGGCAGATTCAGCAGGTCACCAAGTGGCTGCGGGAGATGGGAGCCACGGTCTCCGTCCGCTGCGGGTTCCACGTCCACGTCGGCTTCGCCGAGAAGCGCGATCGGCTCGACACCCTGGTGGCGCTGGCGAGCAATTTCGAGGGCTGTCTGTACGCGAGCACGGGCACGAAGCGCCGGGAGCGGGGCGGGTTCTGTCACTCCATCCAGCGCTCCCCGTCGCACCAGCAGCGCCGCTACGAAGGGGTCGGCCGCTATCACGTGCTCAACGTCCGGCCGCTCCTGGACGGCACGAAGCCCACGGTCGAGTTCCGGGCCTTCGCGGGCACGCTCGACAGTGGCAAGATCATTGCCCACGTGCGGCAGTGCCTGGCGCTGGTCGAGAAAGCCTGCGAGACCAAGCGCCGGCCGAAGTGGATCGCCAAGGCCACCGTCCCCACCAGTCCACTGGCCCGCAAGGGCAAGGGCCTGTCGGCCCTCACCCGGTTCCTGTACCGCATGGGTTGGACGCGCGGCCAGGCGAAACACGTCTACGGCGCGGTCGAAGGGGAAGGGCTCCCCAGCATTGAACAGTCCAAGAAAGTCCTGCGGCGGCTGGCCCGCAAGTATGACCAGCAAATCTAAGCGACAGGTGATGCAGAGTGGTGCACGGTGCACCACTCTGCATCACCCGCACCACGAGAGGAGATGTCCATGCCATACCAGAGAAACTACCCCGCGACCGTCGTCGAGGTCCTCGCCGATCGGAAGTACAAGCCCGAAGTCCTGCGGGCGCTCAGGGCGTTCCGGCGAGCGAAGGCATGGCGGGGCACGGTCGGCCAGCGCACGCAGCGCTTCGCCGAGTTGCACCGGGAGCTGTGCCGCATTTACCGGCGGTCCACGGCGCTCTACTTCGAGCCAGGCCCCGGCGACAGCGGTTCGAGCTGCTACGTGCCGGTGCGGGACCAGATCATCCTCCGCGGCCGACTCTCCGTGGTGACCTATCTCCACGAATTCGCGCACGCACTCGGCAAGGACGAACGCGGGGCCTGCGCCTGGTCGATCAATCTGTTCCGGCGCATCTTCCCGCGCTCCTATGCACGCTGCGAACACGTGCGGCACACGCTTGTTAAACGAAACGTCTAACCTACACTGGAGACCATCATGTGCGGAGTGTTTGGATTCGTGGCCCGCGACGGCAAGGGGCCGGAGCTGGGCCGGCTCAAGCGGATTGCCGCGGCGACCATGGCGCGCGGCCCGCACGCCTGGGGCATGGCCTGGATTGACAGCCGCGGCCGGCTCAAGTGCTTCAAGCAAACGGGCCGGATCGTCGATGCCCTGGGGCTGCTCGCCATGGCCGCGGACGCGCGCATGCTCATCGGCCACTGCCGCTACGCGACCCAAGGCGCGCCGGAGAACAACCTGAACAACCACCCGCACCCGGCCGACGGCGGCTGGATCGTCCACAACGGCACGATCCCCGACTACCGCGGGATCATCGAGGCGGAGGAGCTGTTCCCGGTGAGCGATTGCGACAGCGAGGTCCTGGGGCTCCTGATCGAGAAGGGCTCTGGCTCGCTGCTCGGGCGCTCGATCTGGGCCGCCCGTCACGTGCGCGGGCCGCTGGCGCTCCTGGGCCTGTGGAGCCGGCCGGCGCGGCTGGTGGCGCTCAAGGCCGGCAATCCGCTCTGCCTGGGCGTCGAGGCGAAGCGCTACTATCTGGGCAGCCTGCCCGACGGGCTGCCGGGCGAAGTGCGGGCCTTCAAGGACGGCCAGGCCCTGGAGTTCACGGCGTCGAAGACCCACGTGCAGGAGTTCGCCGGCTCGCGCGCGAGCCGGCCTCAACGCGAGGGAGAGACATGGCCTTCAAGCGCGAGGCGCGGATTGTGGGCATGATCGGCGTGCGCGTGAGCGCCGCCGAGGACGAGCTCCTGGAGGGCCTGGCCCGGGCGCTTGAGCTCCGCGGCAAGGCGGACGTCTTCCGCGCCGCGTTCGACTTCTGGCTGGCCGAAAGCCGCGAGGCCAAGCAGGCGGTCGGGGTCCTGGAGAAAGGATCGAAGAGGAAGCGCGGGAAGTGATCCACAGATTTCGCAGATGACGCAGATTCTGAATCGGCGGAATCTGTGTAATCTGCGGATCAGATGGGCAGCTTGCCGTCGGGCGTGGCGGGGTCGAAGGGCCGGCCCTGCGCGTCCACACAGAACGTGAGCGCGACTTCCTGCCGGGTGCCGAACATCTCGACCTGCATCAGGCACTCGTCGCACTGGTACGAAGGAAAGATGCGGTCGCCGACCGTGAGCTCGCCGGCGGGGGCGAGCGGGCGGCCGCACTTGGGACAGGGAACCGTGTTGGCCGTTGCCATTAGGAGAGTTGTATGAAGGCCATCAGCTTGTGGCAGCCGTGGGCGTCGCTGGTCGCATGCGGGGCCAAGCGCTTCGAGACGCGCTCCTGGCCGACGCGCTATCGCGGGCCGCTGCTCATTCACGCGGCGAAGAAGGTGGTGCCATCTGACGTGATAGCTGCAATCCTGGACAGGAAGTTTTTAACGGGAGCTGTCAGCGACGAGCGCGCGTGCATAGACCGCGCGATGCATGACCTGGGGGCACCGCAGGGAAGCGAACGCGAATGCACACTTTCGTCCGAGTTCTGCCGGGCGCTCCGCGACGTCGAGCAGCCGCTACCACACGGCGTGCTCCTGGCGGTGGTGGAGCTAGTCGACTGCCGGCCGGCGGCGGAGGTGGCGCTTCACGTCTGCGACCAGGAACGGGCTTGCGGCGACTTCGGCCCGGGGCGGTTCGCCTGGGAGCTGGCGGGAGTACAGGCGCTCGCACTCCCCATCCCCTTCCGCGGGGCGCAGAGGTTATTCGAGGTCCCCGACGATGTACTGCAGCGCGCATTACAACTGAGGGCGTCAGCCTGATTTGTACTGCACACCCCGCAGATCGGCTCCCGGCTTCTGTTCGTAGGTTACGATCTTCCGGCCACAGTGCCGGCACTGCCGCCGGCGGCGGATGCGGCCTCGCGGCAGCGGCTCGGTGTGGGTCACATAGAAATGCCGGCAGCCGCAGCGGGCGCAGCGCAGCCCCAGCGGTTCTTCTTCTTGCTCCGTTGGGTTGGTGGCCTCTTCGCTCATCACAAGTCCCCACGGGCCCGGGCCGCGCGGACCTGATCGCTCCAGCGCACCCGTTTCTTCTTCTGGCCCTTGGCCGGCGTGGCTTCGCCGGCGATCAGCGTACAGCCCTGCATCGACGCGCCGACGGCGGCGCCCACCAGGCAGTCGAAAAAGTGATTCTCGCGCCGGCCGGGGCGGAGCTGCCACTCGTGCACCGTGCGGCCGCGGCCCTTGGTCTCCTCCCAGTATTCCGCCGTGAGATGGTCGAGCAGGACCTGGTGGGCGCGTTCCTCGGCCCGGCCGAAGAGGGTCAGGGCGCCGCGATCGCCGGCGGCCTGCTGCAGCCGGGATGCGACAAAGGTCTTCCAGTGATTGGTGTCGATCTGCAGTTGCCGGCTGGCGCGCTTCGAGCCCGCGGCCGGTTTGAGTAACCAGTGCGTGCCGAGCTTCTCCCCCTCGCGCGGCTTGTAGTCGGCGAAGGACATCGACCGGGCCCCGACGCCGAAGCCCTTGGACGGCAGCACCAGCGCCTTCTGCGCCTGCTCGAGCTGCCGGCAGAAGGCGAAGATCGTGTCGGTCCACTTGCCGCTATCGACTAGCAGCCGCTCGATCCCCAGGGTGACCCCGTCCTCCCGGCGAAACTCGCGAGCGAGCAGGGCGGGGACGAGGTGCTGCAAGCCCTTCAGGATCGCCCCTTCGACGCCGGCCCCCGGGGCGTTGCGCGCCAGCGTCCGCTGCGCGTCGGCTGCGGTGAAGAAGCGCACCCCTTGCTCGGGATAGGTTCCGTAGTCGATGACCGCCCCGGTAAAGTCGTCGGCCCAGCCGGCGACCAGCCAGTAGAGCAGCCGCTGCTGCACGTCCACGAACGCGGTCAGGTGCGTGCACTTGAGCGGGATGACGCCGCGGGCCAGGCCGCTCGTCTGGCCGGCGAGCTTCTCGGGGTCGAGCTGCCCTTCGGCGCCCAGCCGCTTCTCCTCGGGTTCGTTCTGGTATTCGGCCGCGAACGCCGCCCGGCCGAGCGAGAAGAAGAGGTTCATGGCCGACTGCAGGGCGGACAGCTCGCCCGGCTTCATGCGCTCCGGCCAGGAGACCTGGGCGCCTTCGTCCATCAGCCCCCGGCGATCGCGGTAGAAGGCGGTGGCCTGGCCGCCGTCGCCGCCGTTCCTGATCTCGTCGCAGCGGATCGACCAGTATTGCTCCCAGAGCTGCATGTTCTTGGGGAACGCCGGCAGCATCTTGAAGCGCCGCTGTCTCCAGCCCGTGTGCCGGGCGGAATCGAGGTAGCGGTGCATCAGGTCGCCGACGGCGATCACCGTGCCGGCCATGAGCACGGCGATCTCCCGGTCCGGGCCGGCCAGGCCGAGCACCGCCTGGTCGATCGTCTCCTCGCGCTTGCTGGTCTGCGTCTGCGACGTGGCCGAGGCCTCGGTCTGCGGGTCATCGAGGAGGACGAGCGTCGGCCGCACCAGCCGCTTCTTGCGGCCGCGGATGCGGCCGGTGATGCCGGTCACGCGGATGATGGCCCCGCTGGCCGGCGAGCCCTCGATCGAAGGCAGCGTGATCTCTTCCTTGGTGATGGCGATCCGGGTGCGCTTGCCCCGGTAGAGCTGGCCGGCCGCGCGGTTGGCGATCCCTTCGAGGCATTGGATCGGATAGCACACCTCGGGGAAGTCCGCGGCCAGGAGCTCGTTTTCCTCGAGCTCCCCCTTGATGCTGTCCAGCATCTCGACGGCGTGCCCCTTCGAGCTGCCGATGAGCTGCACGAACGGGTGCAGCCCCTGCATGGTCGCCTTGAGCACGCCGGTTTCGAGCAGCGACGTCTTGCCGAAGCCGCGCTCGCCGGCGAAGGCCTCCTTGCCGCCGCGCTGGATGACCTCGTCGAGGTCCTGCATCAGCTCGATGTGGGTCCGCGACCAGCCCAGCCGGAAGCGGCGGGGGAAGTACGTCTCGTTCCAGAGGCGCATGCTGGACAGCGCCCGGGCCCGGCGTTCGGGGTTGGCCACGGGGGGCAGCTCGCCGATGTCGCGGCCGGCGCGCGAGGCCGAACGCCGGCGGGCCGCGGCCTCGGACTTGATCTTCTCGTACCGGGCGGCGCCATCGCCGGCGGCGGGCTCGGGATCCTTGTTCCCCTTGAGTCGCCAGAGCTCGCCGCGGACGAACTTCAGCTCCGCCGGCGTGAGGGCGCCGGGGTCCTTGCGGAGCAGCTCGAACAGTTCCTTGAGGGTGCGTTTCGCCATGGGACTTCCTTGCCCGTCTGGAAACCTGAGCGCCCGCGCTCAGGCTTATTTGGAAAGCAAAGTTTCCGCGGCCGCGGCGTCGGCCGGGCCCGTATAGCGATAGGTCGAGATCGGCCGGCCGCCGAAGGTGGTCATGCCGCTGGCCGTGCGGGCCTGGGTGCCGACGTTGCGCCGGTGGCACACGCCGCGGCCGACCTCCTGCCAGTGCGCCGATCGGCGCAGCGTCCGGGCGAAATGGGCGGCCCCGGTCCCCAGGCGCAGTTCGAGGCCGGCGGCGCGATGAGCGGCGCCGAGGCGCTGTAGCAACATCATGCCCACGCCCAGGCCCTGCCAGTCGGGCAGCACCACGACGCGGTGCACGCGGCGGAGATCGTTTCGCCGCGCGTGCGGGAAGTTGAGGATCGCCGCGAACGCGACCGGCTGGCCGTCGATCGTCAGCACGAAGGCCCGGCACCCGGGCGACAGGTCCGCGCTCATGTAGTGGTGCAGCCGGAACAGGCGCCACACGGCACGGTCCGCCGCGTGGATCTCGCCGGCGAGCCGCGGCCGCGGGCCCGGAAGCCGCCACTCAAATCTCCACGGGCAGCCGGCGGCCGAGGGCGACGGCTCCCCGGCCTGGTCGAAAGGGCGCTGGCCGGCCGACCTCCGGATGAAGAGGAGCTCGCCGCCGCCGGGCTCCAGGATCCAGTCGGGCTGCAGCCAGTCGATGACGTCGTAATGACAGGTGACAGCGACAAAGCGTCGGCCGTTCTTGCGGACCCACTTCTGCACGGCGTGCGAACCGATCTTGGCGACCTGGCGATCGACGACCGAGGTGAACTCGTCGAGCACGATGGGTCGGTCCGCCGGCGTCTCCAGCAGCCGGCGGGCGATCTCGACGCGGAAGCGCTCGCCGTTCGACAGCACGCGGTAGGGCCGCATCCAGGCCGGCACCGTGTTGAAGCCGACCGCCTGGCACACCGCCGAGATCTCCTCCATCGACAGCCGCTGGTCAAAGTCGTCAACGACGCTCTTGCCGGTCCATTCGAGAGGCGGAGGCTCGCCCCAGACGTGCCGCATGACGCTCGACTTGCCCGAGCCCGACGGGCCCACGATGAGGCCCACGCTCCAGGGCCTGGTCGGGTCATCGATGGGCAGCTCGCCGGCGAAGCGCAGTTTCGCCTTCTCCGCCGGCGGCACGTCGAACATGGCCGCGAGCTGCTTGACCCGCGCGGAGCGCGAGAGATCGGTTTCGAGGGCGAAGTCGATGTGCATGGGCTTCCGGATCTGAAGAATGTGGCTGGCAGGCGGGATTCGAACCCGCGTTACGCCGGTCCTCCGCTAGCACCATGCGTCCGGCTTTGCCGCTCGCGCGACTTTCAGGCTCTTCCGTTTAGGTGCTTCCTCGCCCACTGCCAGCCGGCAGTCACACGATCAGCGCCTTGCAATCCAGCCCCTCGGCCTCGAAGCGCTCAAGCAGCTCGCGCTGGTGCGTCTCGTCCTTGCAGTTCACGATGATCTTGTGTTCGAGCTGCTGGTCGGGGGTATTGTCGGGAGGGGCGTCGTCCGGCTTGTCCGACCCGTCGGGCGGAACGACTCCGGCGTCCTGGGCGAGCCGGCTCATGAGCTGCTGCAGCTCCTCGTCGCCGAACTGCACGTCGCGGAGAAGGGCGTCGAGGGCGCCAGCATCGGCCTCAGCCAGGGCGGTGAGCGGGTCCAGGGTGGCGAGGATCTTCTTTTCGGTCGCCTCGTCCCAGTTTCCGATCAGCACCGGGACCTTGCCCTTGCCGGCGAACAGTTCGCGGCGGGCGTGCCCGTCGATGAGTCGGCCAGTGCGCTCGTTGTAGAGGAGGGCGCCGGCCCACCCGACCTCGGCCATGGCGGCCTGGAGCGAGGCGACCTGGGACTTGGGGTGCTTGCGCCAGTTGCTCGGGTTCTCGTCGAGCTCAGCCGGATCGCGCCATTCCAGGCGCAGGGGCTTGGGCGGCTCGGCGTGCGGCCCCTCGGCTTGTTGCGCCTTGTCCTTGCGGGTCCGATTCTTGGCCATCCGTGACTCCTCCCGGGGGATAGTGCGGGCGCCTGTACGCGGGACTACAGCCACTCGTAGCCGCGCGCCTTGGTGGACGACACCGGCTCAGCCCGCAGTGGGATGCGCGGGAACGGCGCGCCATCGGGGATGGGCGTCAACGCCGGCGAGCTGACCTCAAACAGCAACATGGCCGTCATCATGCCGTCCGGTCGTTGCTCGTGTTCGGCATCTGCGGTGACGAGCCGCAGGTCGCGAGGCAATTCAACGTCAGCACGGAGCACATGGCCGCCCTGGAGTACTCGCATGAAGTCGGCCATCGACAGCTCGAGAATGACGGCCATGAGACGCCTCCCCGCGCAAACAAACTCTCTCTATCGCCCTGTCTGTTCCCTGAACCCCGCCGGCCGGGCGACCTTCGGCGAAGGACCCGCCGCTACCAGGGCGGGCCAGCATATAGAACACGAATCGTATTAGCACGCAGAATGAGAGCGGAACGGCACACAATTACGGCAATGCGCTTTGCATCTGCTGCCGCCTGTCCTGCTCGAGCTCCGCGAAGGTGATCAGCGGCTCGCGCCCATGGCGCCGCGCGAAGTCGAACAACTCCGCGATCGTCAGGCTGAAGCGCTCGTGCGTTCCCTTCAGCCACAGCACAGCCCGGTCATGCACCAGCTCGATCATCACCGGCCGCGCCATCTCGCGCGGGTGGCGTTGCACGAGCACTTGCGTCTCGCGCACCACTGGTCGCGTTAGTAGTCTTGCCATCAATCACCTCCTGCCCGCGCGCGGCACTACCTGATCATACCGGGCTCATTCCCGTGAGGGGAACGCGCCGCTGATGGGTTGGCTGCTGCCGGCGGCTGAGGCGCCGGCCCCAGTCGGACTGCCCTGCGGCGTCCACACGCCGCCCGGCGAGAACTGCAGGGCGGTGGCGGGCCAGGGCTGACAGAACGGGATCACCTCGTTCGCCGGCAAACCGCGGATCGGCTCGAGATCCTCGTCCGTCGGCGACCAGCCGATCGGCGGACGCGTGGACGTGCCTTCCACGCTGACCGCGTATTGCATCGGCGCGTACGTCCTGAATTTCTCCGGCGGGATCGTGAAGCTCGGGTCGCTCGCCTCCTCGCGCGTGTAGCCGAAGTAGCGCGTCGCCATGGTCACGAGGATGCGCTGAAGGTACGGGGCCACCGCTTCGTAGAACTGCCCCGAGATGTCGTGGGCGAGCTCGTTGTCGGAGTGCTGCATGGCCTCGGTGATCATGAGCATGGCCAGCTCGGCGGTGTCGCGCATGAACGTCTGACGGCAGCCGCGGTCGCCGTAGAAGGGGATCGGGTAGAGTACGAACATCTGTGGCGACGGCTTGGCGTGCGTGGCCATCAGTCGCTTGTCCTTGAAGTCGATGGCCAGGTCGGAGAGCCGCTTGCGCGACACGATCACGAGCTGGTGGATCTCCTCCATCACGTCCCGGCCGGGCGGCCGGTCCATCTTCCTGTCCTCGTAGTGCCAGTAGACGTGGAAGAGCTGGCGGCCGGCGAGGGTCACGATCTCGTGGATCTTGCCGTTGTAGGTGTGCAGGTAGCGGCCGGTCTGCGGCACCGCGCAGCCGAGCTCCCCCCACACGCCGTTCTTGTACCAGCAGGGCGCGTCGCTGCGGAACGGCGGGAGCTGCGTTTGCAGTTCGGGCATGGTCGGGTCCTTCCTGGGGTTTGTGACGCGCTAAGAAGCGCGCTGTTTCACGTTCTGACCTGAATGGATCTGCTCGGCCAGCGACTCGATCACCGTGATGAACGGCAGGTTGCCCGGGTATTCGTCCGCCGCCCGCTTGAGCGCCTCGCCATAGGCGAAGCCCCAGCCGTCGGGCTCCTTCACGGTCACATACTCGCGCTGCCTCTCCACCACCTGCGGCGGCGGCGGGCCCTCTCGATAGATGACGCGCGGCGGCGGCTCCGGGATCGGTTCCGGAAGGCGATAGGAAGCTGGTTGCGCCGGCGCTCCCGCAGATGGCGGCGCGCTCGACCCTGTCGCGCGCCGCTGACGCCGGCGCAACCATGCCCGCAAGGCGAACCCGCCCAGGGTGATCCCCAAGCCGACGGGCCCGCTGATCGATAGCCCCAGGATCGCCGGCAGCCGGCTGAGCCAGGGGCCTACGGCCTCGATGACCGGCAGCGCCTTGTCGATGCCCTGCCGGGCCTCCTGGGCGTCCCTCTTCGCGGCGGTCGCTTTCTCCGCCGCTTGATCCGCCTGCAGGCTGATGTTTGAAAGGTCGGGCGCGCGGCCCGGTTCCCCCGGCACGCCGGGCGGGCCGGGCGGTCCGACTGGGCCCGCAGGACCAGGTGGCCCCGCAATCAACTGCACGCCCTCTCTTGGCGCGGGCGAGCTCGGCGGCGTCGTCAGCGGCGGGATGCGCGTGCCGCCGGCGGCGGGCGGATTGCCTCGCCGCGGCCAGCACCAGGCGATCCACGTCTGCTGCAGCTCGGCCAGGCTCTGGTAACCGTAATAGCGCTGGGCAGCGGCCTCCCACTGGTCGCCCATGCCTTCGCCGACGAACTTCAGGAACGTCGCCCGATCGCGCTGCTCCACCAGGAAGCGCGTGAGGCTGTAGCCCTGCGCGTAGAGCACCGAGAGGTCGTTCGCGCCCTTCGGATAATCCCGCAGGCACATCACCGTGTGTACGCTGAACGAATGGCCGGCCCGGAGCTGATCGAGGCACAGCTCGTCGTGGCGCCGGCGTTCCTGGTCATCCTCCGAGAGGACCGCGGCCCCCTCGTCGGCCCAGCGCGGCACCGGCCGGCGGAACTTGTACGCCAGCACCGTATGCGTGATCTCGTGAGGCAGCACGCTCTGGAGAATGCGGTCGAGCGAACCCTGCACGCTCATGTCCTGCGACTGGATCGTCCCCGGCCCGAACGCAAACACCGTGGCGCCGCCGGCGCCGCCGGCGGTGATGGTCACTTTGAGCGGGCAGCGCACGCCCCAGGCCGGCATCTCCCGGCCCAGCCATTCCACGGCTTTCTCACGCCGCCATTTCTCCGCCCATTCCCCGACGGTCTTGGCCGCGGCCGCCGGGTCATTGGTCCCGCCGGCGACGTGGATGCTGAAGTTCTCGGTCTGTGCGTGGGCGCCGCCCCGGGTCGCCTGGCGGGGCTGCGACCAGCCGGCCGGCGTCCCCGGCGTCTGGCCGGCCATGCGCGGGAGGCCGCGAACTGCGGCCATGGTGGGACCTCACGTGCCCCCCGGGGGACAAGCGGGCCCGATCGGCGCGCTGGGAAGCACGCGACCGGGCCCAGGGTTGGGCATGGCGCAGCCACTCGCGAAGATCAGTAGCAGCGCGGCCACCAGCTTCATCAACCGGGTGACCTCCGGGGCATGGCGGACGTGCTCCTCAAGGAACCGCCGGAACTCCTCCACAGCGACCCGCCGGCAATGGGAGCCCGGCAGGCGAAAGCCGTTGAGCCAGCCCCGATCGATCCAGTTGGCCACAGTCTTCGGCGCCACGCTCATGGCCCTGGCGATCTTGCCGGTCGTGAGCTGCTTGGTCATGGCCGCCTCCGGGACAGTCCGCACTTGCAGGCCACGTGCAGCGAGTTGTAGACCTCGATCCAGTCCTCGCCGTAACGGCATCGGTCATCGATGACGTCGGGAGTCACCGCCCGCGACGGCAAGCCGAAGGTGTAGGGGTTGTGCTGAAGGCGACGCGGCCAGCCCCAGTCATAGGCCCAGGCGACCAGGTTGCCGCAGGTCTTGTAGGGTAAGACGCCCAGGGTGCGGCTGAACCAGGTGGTCGAGCAGAGACCGTCGAGAGCGTAGAGGGGGAGCTTGAGCGGCGCGTACCAGTCGCCGGTCAGCTCGAGGGCCTTGGCGGCGACTTGGCGGCGCTCCACGTCGCTCAGGCGCACGTTCCGCCAGATCACAATCTCCTGGCCCTGGTAGCGCTCCAGCGGCGTGCGTGTGACGCGCCAGAGCGATTCGACGACCTCGGGCGTGCTGTTGAGGTCGCCCAGGGCCAGGGCGACGTGTGAGACGCGCGCCTCGTTGTCGAGGCCCTTGCCCTGCAGGAGCTGGAAGGCGCGGATGAGCCGGCTCGTGCGGCTCCACGAGCGGGAGAGCACGATGTCGGCCGGGAGCAGCTCGGGAATCGGAGCGCAGACCCTCACGCGACATCCCTTTCGCTGGGGGTGCAGGGGCTGACGCCCCCGACTCCGTTGTGCGAGGGCGGCTCAGGGCGGTGGTGGCCGCCTTCAATGCGATCGAGCCGGGTGCAGACGTCATGCTGCAGTGACTTGAGGGCTCTGAAGAAACCCCGACGCGCTCGGCGCTGGTCTGTGCGCTGATCCGCGATCAGCTTGGGGATCGCGCGGCGCACCAGGTACCAGTGCTCGTACAGCAACGCGGCGAGCAGGATGCCGCCGAGCCCCCATTTGACGAGTTCCTGGAGGATGGTGTCCATTGGGGCGCGTCGAGACCGGTCCACCAGTTGTCTGTTCCGGTGCGGCGGACCGATGAGCACTCGCGGGGTCGACCTGGTTGGCGTCCCTGCCGGCCGGGTCCCCGACGCCGTCCCTGGCGTCGAGCGCTCGTCCGCACCCTAATAGGCTGTCGGCATGAGGGCAAGCGCGAATGTCCGATTACAGCGGCCTTTGCGGGGGCACCAAAGGGCCAGAAGCGCTACGCCGGCCCGCACGGTTTGCCTAGTCGGCGTGGTCCGGGCGGCGGATGAGACGGGCGAAGGTCCAGTCGGCCAGCTCCGCGCGCGTCCCCTGGGCGGCGCATTTGCACGCGGCCTCGAGGGCCCGCACCGCCGGCGTGTCGTCCGCCGGCACGATGCCGACGATCGGCCCCTCGACGGCCTCGATGACGTCGAGCAGCGTGATCCGCTCCGGCGCCCGCCGCAGTCGATAGCCGCCGTTGGGCCCGCTGGTGCTGCGCAGGATGCCGGCCGCCACCAGCCGCTTCAGGCCCTTCATCATGGTGCGGGGGGGGATGCCGCCGGCGGCCTTGCCCAGAGTGGCGGACGAGCAGGCCCGGCTGGGCGAGGTGCTCGCCAGGTGGAACACGGCGAGGGCGCAGTTGGTGGCCATCGAGCCGGGCTTCATGCAGGGGGGCCTCAGTCCTCCAGGATCCGGACCTTGGCCGCCGGGGCCTTCTGGTACTTCTGCCCCTTGCCCGAGCCCTCGATGAGCAGGTAGCCGTCGGTCGCAAACGACCGGCAGAAGTTGGAGACGGAGGGCATGGCGATGCTGGCCCCGCGCCGGCGCAGCTCCATGAAAGCGGCATTGGCCGGCATCGGCTGATCGAAGAAGCCCTCGGCGATCAGTTGGGCGAAACGCCCCTGCGGGGTGTCGCCCTTGATCTCCAGCACCTTGCGCTCGACGCGCACCTGCAGCTCCGGCTGGGACAGGACGATGCGGATCACCTCGGGGTCCTTGGGCAGCTCCTGGATGAGCCGCCTCTTGATGGCCTGGTAGAGCTTCTCCAGGTCGCCGGTGTCGCTCGCCGGGTGGCCGTTCGGGTAGGGAGGGTCCCGCGGATCCGCGGGCGGAACCGCGGCGGGCTTGCTGTTGCTGCTGCGGAGCCCGTCCAGGGTTTCTTCAAGAGCCCGGATGCGTTGCTTGAGTTGTTGATTCTCGGCCCGCAGGGCCTCGGCCTGTTCGCTCGTCACTGCATTGCTCCTCTCCGCGGCCGTGGGCCGCTTGACTCGATCGACACTGAGTTCCCCCAGCGCGATCCGTCGTGCCTCATCAGCCGGCATCCAGGCCGGCTGCACGTAGACCTTGACCGTGCGGTCCTTCCAGCACGCGTAGAACTGGCCGCGCTCCAGCTCGGCGATCTGGCCGGGCTTGGGCCGCTTGATGTTGGCGGGGATGTTGGCCAGGTTCCGCCGGATCTCATTAGCCTCGCGCTGCACGCCGATCAGCCACACCGTGCAGCCGCGGAGGATCACCTTGTCGACGCCGGCCATGTCCTGGGAATCGACCCAGATGAAGTTGCCGATACCGGCGCCCTTGCGGACCAGCTCGACGGCGCCGGCCTTCACTGGCGAGTTCTTGCCCTCGGGCACGAACTCCCAGGCCTCCGGGACGACGGTCACCACGCCGTGCTCGCGCTCGTTGACCCAGTCGATCGCCGAGCGCACGAAGAGCATCTGCATGGCCGCCTGGTAGCCGCTGACGTCCATGACGTTCAGCCCCGGCCGCAGGCTTACCCCTGCGGCGAGCGGCGTCCGGCCGATCTCGGGCACGATCAGCTCGAGGTAGGCGTCGAGCTGGGTATAGACCCCTTCGTTGATGCCCTTCGCTTTCACGAGCGCCTTGCGGACCTCCTGGTGGACCTCGGCCAGCGTGCGCGTCGTCCGGCAGATCTTCATAATCCACGGCCGCAGGAACTTATTCTTCTCCTGCAGGGTGGCGTCGATGATCGAGGTCACAAACTGCCAGTCGGCGCGATCGCGGAAGTAGGGCGCCAGGCGGTTGCCGCCGGCGAAGCTGGCCTCGCCCCGCTTGGTGACGAACGCGATCGCCGGCACTCCCGCGCGATAAACGAGGGCCTCCAGCGTCGTGGTCTTGCCACTCTCCTGGGTCTGGCCCGTGACGGCTAGGTGCTTGAGCGGGATCTCGACGGGCTCGCCGGTGTCGACTTCGAAGCCGAGGTGGAGCGTGGTCATGGGCGCGCGCCCTCCTCGGTCTGGGGTCGAAAGCCCTTCGCAGCACCTGCCTTCAACAGTTCCTCGCAGCGCTCGACGTCAACGTCCGGCCCGCCGGTCACCAGGCCGTACTTGCGGGCCGAATCCACCTGCAGCCAGATCTCGGCCAGGTTCACGGCCTCCTGCCATTCGGCATCGGTCTGTGGCATGCGGCGCTTCACGCGCGGGCCTCCGGTGGAAAGGTCTGCACGTAGCGGCGCTCCAGCTCGCGCCAGACGCCGTCGCTGCCTTCGCGGAGCAGCAGCTCGTAGACCTGGTCGGCGTCCGACGAGCTATCCGGGTAGCAGGGCTGGCCCTCGGTGTATTCACAGACAACCAGATCCCCGTACTGGGCCGGCTCGATGATGGGCCCCGTGACGGGATCGACGCCGAGCCAGCGGGGCCCGCAGACCCTCTGCCGGCTGGGCTCGTGGCCCTCCCACAAGGGGCGTGTGCTGTGGATCTGCACACAGTGCAGCGGCAAGAACGTGCTCCTGATCTCGGACTCGTCGAAGAGCAGCTCGGCCGAGAGCACTGCGTCGGTCACGGCGGGCAGCATCCAGTTGGTGAAGAGGATGAACACCACAGCGCCCTCGGGGCCCTTGAGGGCCATGTGCAGATCGACGCCGTGGATGCCGAAGTTCTTGCTCGGGTCCGCATCCCGGCGATCGAACGCGGGCGTCAGCTCGATGGACCGTACCAACGTCATGGGCCTCGCCGCGGCGTGCACCTGGTCGATCCACCGACGCAAGTTCCGCAGCTCGATCCGGGCCTGCCGGATCTGCTCCTCGTATTGCCGTTGCAACGGCTTCCAGCCCCGGCCGTCTTCGACCAGGACGTCGAGCAAGAGGTCCAGCTCGCGCACGTGCCGATAGCCGCGCTGGACCAGGTCCCGGAGGCGTAAGCTGGCCAGTCCGGTCATGGCGCCACATACTCCTTCGCCGCGTCCCCGGCGGGCCGGCGGCGTCCGGTATCTGGATGCCGCGACCAGCCGGGCGGTTCGGGCTCGGTCTCTGGGTCCCAGGCCAGCATGGCGGCGACCGCCACCTCGGGCGAATCGTATCACCACACCGCGTTGTAGCCCCACGCGTCGCCGGCGGGGCCGATGCCCAGTCGGGCCCGGTCGCCGAATAACGGCAGGATCTCGATCGCGCGGCCGTCGTCGAGATGGCGGCGGGCTATCACTCCGTTGGGCATGGCAGCTCTCCCATCTCCCGCAAGGCCCACGTCGTCAGCTCGATCGTGTTTTGCAGGAACTCCGCTTCGCTCGTCGCGCCAATCATGGGCACACCGGCCCTTCTGCAGATCGCATTGGCCCGGATGCCGGATAGGACGATCGCGGCCACGCTGAGCTTGTGTTCTTCCTTGGCATCAGGCACTGCACAACTCCTCGAGCTGGCCCAAGAGTTGGCGGGCCTCGTTGAAGCCGCCCAGGCCGTCGACGGTCCGCTTGAGCTCGACGAGCTTTGTCACCGCATCGCCGAGCGGCGCCGCGGTCGGTCGAGCCGGCGAGCGCCGGCCCCGCGCCGGGTCGGAGGGCGGCTTCTGGGCCCGCGGCTTCCGCCCGGGCTTCCCCTTGGCGAAGCCGAGCAGCGTCCGCACCCGGTAGTAAGTCGCCGGGCCCAGCTCGCCAATTCCCTCCTTGCGCGATTGGGCCTGGGCCTCGGCAAGCGTGGCCAGCGGCCCCATCTCCTTCAGCATCGCCTGCCAGCGCCGGCTGCGCTCCAGGCGATTCGGCGCCTCCGACTCCGGCTCAGGCGCCGCCCGGGCCGTGCCGTTGCGGAGGGCCTCGTGGCGCTCCTTGATTAACTGCGTCCGGTCCATGTGCTGATCCTCCTGGATGTCTGCCCCCCCCCAATGGAGGGGTGGCTTTTCCTGAGTCCTGGATCTCCTGCCAGGTCGTGTCGCCGGCCTCGACGAGGAGCCGGTGCTCCTCGAAACAGCCGCGGCAGTTGCCCCACTTCACTGCGGGCTGTTGGTGACACGACAGGCAGGCTCGGGTTTGGGTGATCACCATCGTTCCTCCGCTGCTTTGGCGATGGCGTAATCGACGACATCCGCCAGGCCCATCGGGTTCTTGTCCAGTGGCCGACTGCGGAGCCATGCCTGGACCTGCTTGCACGCGTCCAGCAGATCATCGTGACAGTCGACCGCCTTGACGATGAGGGCGGCGTTGGCAAGCGCGATCATAGTGTTTCGCGGCCGCGCCTGTCGGCAGACCGCGACCGGCTGATTATCGGAGCCCATGACGTGGGTCCCATCCCGTCGCCACGGCCGCGCGGTCGCTTTGCTCATGCGTCGTCCTCCGCGTCGCTGTGATCCCAATCGATCTCCGGGTGCGCCTTCCGCAGCTTGGCCCGGGCCGACTTGCCGCGCGAGGAGGCGGTTGCCGGGTTCTTGTCCTTGGCCTCCTTCTTCGCGGCCTGCTTCGCCGCCTTGCGCTCGGCGACCAGGTCGGTCTTGGCCCGCTTCTCGAACGCCTTCCACTCGACGCCGGCGAACGCGAGGATCTTGTCCTCGACGCCCTTCACGTGGCTCCAGTGGCCGTGGGTGATGAAGTCGGTCGCGTGCAGGTCGAAGATCAGCGCCAGGAGCTGCGGCATCGTCGCTGTGGCGATCCACTCCTGCCACGGCTTGAACTCCGCGCGGTGGCCTTCGCGCGCGCTGCCCTGAATGCCCCAGCGCTTCGCGAGCGCTTCCGCGTCCCCGCCCATGTCCAACTCGCGGGCCGTGGCGACCTCGGCCAGGAGCTGCAGGAACTGCTGGGACTTCTTGTCGAGCACGATGGCCAGGCACTTCGTGGCCGCCAGCCCCGCCTGCACGAGCGCCAGCGCGGCGTTATGTTCCGCCCGCTTCCGGATCTCGAAACGATCGGGCGCCGCCTTGGCCGGCTTCGGTTGCGCGCGCGTGGCCGCGCCCTTCTTGCTCCGCAGCTTACGCATAGCGCTCTTGGCCTGGGCTGTCGGCGCCAAGAGCCGCACCTGGCCGCTCGGGTCGAAGGCCCGCACGGTCAGCTCCGCGGCCGCCTCGCCGAGGGCCTCCCGGTAGGTCACGGAGCGGCCGCCGTGCCACTCCGTGTCGCTCAGCTCGACGTAGCCGCTGTCATACTTCAGGCGGCCGTGCTCGAAGAGCTTCTTGGCCTGGTTGGGGGCGAGCACCTTCTTGCCCTCTTCCTGCAGCCGGGCGCGGGCCCGCTCCTCATGGGCCTCGACCTTCTGGCGGAAACAACCAGGGTCGGTGCAGATGTCGGCCCGTGAGCCGGGGTAGAGGTCTTTGGCGTTGCCGGTCCGCTTGGGGCAAGAGGTACAGGCGCCCGCAACAGGCAAGAGCTCGGCGTCGTCGCGGCTGAAAGGCGCCTGCTTGAGCTCGACCATGTAGTCGGATTCGATGAACGCCTTGGCCGTGCGTAGCGCCATCGGCCCCTTGTCGAAGTGGTAATAGCGGCCCACCCGACCCTGGAAATTGCCCCCCTTGATGATGCGCGACGCGGCCTCGGCGCGCAGCTTGTCGGCGGGGATCCGGGCGATCAGCTCCGCGGTGCTGGCGGGGATCGTGCCGTCGGCGAGCGCCTTCCGGGCCGGCTCGGGCAGCCCGGTGAGCTTGAGCCGCGCGTACACGTAGGTCTTGGCCTTACCGATCTTCTTCGCGAGGTCCTCGATGGTCAGGCCGTGCTCGTCGAGCAGCTTGCGGTAGTGGGCCGCCTCCTCCAGCGGGGAGATGCCGGAGCGCTGCAGGAAGGTGACGAGCTGGATCTCCAGGACCTGGAGGTCGGCCAGCTCGCGCACCACCACCGGCAGCCGGCCGAGCTCGGCGAGCTTGGCGGCCCGGTAGCGCTTCTCGCCATCCACGATCTCGTAGGCCTCGCTGCCCGGCTTGAGCTTCTCCGCCGCCAGGAGGGCTGCGGGGGCGGGCCGCACCACCAGGGGCACGATCACCCCTTTGGCCCGGATGCTCTCGGAGAGCTCGGCGACCTCGGTCTCGTCGAAGTGCTTCCGCGGATTGGTGGGCGACGGGATGAGCTTTTCCAGCGGCACGAGCGGGCGATACGCTTCCTCGGCTGCCTGCTGGGCTTGCTGGAACGCGGCCCCCCCCGGCGTCGATGTGGAGGTGAGGCAGGGTGGCGTCGCGCCATTCGCGACCGGTGCCGAGGCCGGTTGCTTTGCTTGGGCCCGCGAAGTGGGGAGCTCGGGCAGTCGGGCGGCGAGCCGGCCGTCGTGGTCGGCGAGCGGGTCCCCTTCGTCCGTGCGCTGAAGCTGCTCAAGCACGAAGTGACCGACCCGCCAGATAGCGTCCTCGAGCTGCGAGTCAGTGATGACGTCGAGCTTCTTGACCGCGCGGACGCGGCCCCAGGCGGCGTAGGCGTCGCGGGCATCGCCCAGGAGGGCGCCCACGCAGCGGAAGCCGCACTCCTCGAAGGCTTCGAGCACCTTGGCCGCCAGGCCCACCCGCTTGAGCGGCGCCTCGATCAAGGGCAGGCAGGCGCTGCAGAGGTCCGACTTCACCCAGTGGCACGGCTCGCCCGTACGCTCGACGCAGAGCATGCAGTCGCCGTTCGTGCACCGGCACACCCGACAGCGATCGCCGCGGACCGCCTTGGCGCCATGGGACTGGTTGCGCCGCCCGGCCATCTCGGCCGCGGCCGCCTCGACGCCGGCCCGCCGGCTGCGTTTCATGGTTCCGCTGGACATGGTGGGTCCTCGTGAAAGCGTTTGTAGTGGCCGCAGTAGCGGTTGGCCACGTCGTTCGGATTCCAGCTCGTGAGGCCGCAGACGAGGCACTCTATGCCCGGGCCGTGGCTGGCCTCACGTAACACGTAGGTCGGCTCCGGAGGGAGCTCGTCGAGTTCGCCGACGGGGTGATAGTGCACCTGCTGGTCGGTGATCTCGATCGCTTCCCGGATCCCCCGACGGCTGTCGATACAGGCGTCGCACAGGACCGCGACAGCTCGGCCTTCGTCGCCGCTGATCACGTTGCCGCTGACGGGGTACTTCCACGTCGCCCGACGGTTGAGGGCGCACAGGTTCACGCGGCCGATCTTGCCGCCACAGGCCCCACAACGAACGTGGGCCTGGATGAACTCGACGTAGTTGTCCCTGGTCGCGCTCATGACGCTTCCCCGTTTCGCGGCCACTCGATCACAGCCAGGGCCTTGAGCAGGCAGACCTCGTCGACCCGGCCGCGGCTGGCGACGAGCCGGGCGGCGGTCATCACGCGGTCCGGATCGACGCCCAGGCGGACACCGAGGGCCAAGACCTGCCCGCAGTGGGGCCCGAGGCCGTAGCGCCGGCAGAGGCAGTCGACGTCGATCCATCGGTCTACTCTCTCTCTCTCTCTCTCTCGCCGTGGTCGTCATCTTTCGGCCTCCGGCCAATGCAGGCCCTTCTTCCGAAACCGCCACTTGGCACTGCCCACGAAAAACATCCAGCGTTTGGTCCGGAGCTCGCCGGCCTTTTGCAGCCGGTCCATGTCGGCCACGATGGCGTCGGGGAAACTCATCGAGACCTGGCCGGCCAGCATGGCCTCGGCGATACGCACGCACGGCTGCTTGCGGAGCCCGCGATCGCCGACCAGGTCGAGCATCTGGTGGACCAGCTTCTCGATCCTCACCAGGTGCTCGAACTCGGGCGGCAGCGGCGACCCTCCTGCCGGCGGCGGCTTCGGGATGGCGTCCCGCAGCACGTCCGCCAGCGGCACGGGGCCCCCTTCGAAGACCTTCGGTGGGCGCGCGCTTTTTTCCTCCTTCGGCACCTTCGACCCTTCGCGCGAAGGTGGCGAAGGAGAGATTAATTCTTCTCTTTGCGAAGGTTTGCGAAGGTAATTACCTTCGCGCGCGCGCGCGCTGGGCGCTTCAGACGACGGCCGCGGTTCCGCGGCACGCGGTTCCGCGGCACGCGGTTCCGCGGCACGCGGTTCCGCGGCACGCGGTTCCGCG